TACGTGGCGCACTAACTCGGGACATCTGGCCCACCACTAAAGTGGTGGTTGCAAGGCTTATCCAACACAAATATACTATCTCTTCTTATTTTTTATTTCTTTACAACAGTTTGTTGTATTGTATACCTCGTTGTTTATGTATTCAACTATCCGTATCATGTATATTTGTTTGTTAAACATTATTTCGACGCATATTGCTCACGGGCCTTCGGCCCTAGATCGTTAGGATACCTAATCATATACCAGTACTTTTGTCATAGCGTCTTGTATTTCATAGCGTGTTGTATGTTTTATACATACAACTCTCGTTTACAATTCACATATTACAATATGTTTCATTATCATACATATATTATGTATGATCATTTACATCAATACCCATTTATATTTCGTATATTAATATACCGTGTATTAGAACATAGGTCCAGCGTTTCCTCGTCTTCCTTGATCATCCCTTCTATTTGGTTGAGAAGGGATTACCTGAGATACATGTGGTATGACAGCCGGTTCTTGATCTCGTCTGTCTTCCACAATACCTCTGCCGATCTCTACATCTCCAGTTGCCTCCGTCAACTGCGTCCTCTGCATCCATACACGTCGTCTGGTCAGGTATTCTACCAAACACCTCACGAGCTCCTTAATATACCTGGGTACCTCAAAGAGCAAAACCAACAATATATATAATATTGTAATCGCAATAAATATTGCTCCAAAGAACAGAAACCATTCAAAGAATAGTTTCACCCGCTCTGTTGTTAATGCCATTTAGCTGCGTCCTATTTATAGGCCGCAAGCCTACGCAAATATATAAATGGTTTGCTTCGCCGCGAAGCTTACTTCCTTCGGAAGCTACCGGACGTCAAATGTTTATTCAATCCATTTGTCTTCGTCACGTGCCTTTCGGCTTTCACACGTGACGTTATATTCTAATCCGCATAAACCGTTATCTAAACCCGTTATGTCCCTTATATCAGTCACGTGCATTTGTTGACGCACGTGATGTCCCGTCCCGAGCGCTGGGGGTAATAATAAGCCCCAGCGCT